GTTTTGATTATGCCGAGCACCACTCGTACAAAAAGTGATCAATTAGTTACGTTGGAGGCCGTGGGTAGCGGCTACCGGGCAGGTGTGTTATACTCCCCCGGTAGGTTAACTATTTAGGGGAGTATACCCGCTAATATGCCAAGTAAATTATTAAGCAGGATGGAGTTTTCAAAACTCGCCGGAGTAACCCCGTCAGCGGTTACGAGCCTTTGCCACACGTCACTGAAAAACGCTGTACGGGGAAAACGGGTAGATATCGGGCACCCTGACGCCGTGGCGTATTTGGACAACAAAGTGGCCATTAAAGGGCTTGACGTTTTGTACGAGTCCGCGGTGGAAAGCTGCATTAAATCCGAGAGCTTCTCCACGGCATTTATACGCCGTGAGTTTAAAGTTGGGTACAGTAGAGCGGCGCGTATTATGGACGCCATGCGTCTGCTAAAGGTCATACCCGAAGGCATGGACCCAGCCCCTAGATCCGTATCGGCTCCGGTTAAACCACCGCCTGAACCAGTAGCGGCACCGATAAAGCGTGTTCCGACTTACGTCTCGGGGGCAAAGGCTGCCAGAGAAACAAAGAAGAAGGCATCGACGGTAGAAACTAGTTTTCTAGCGATCCCGGAGAACATACAGGAATTCGCCGACATGTCGCTACGGGAAATCATAGAGAAGTTTGGAACGGACACGGCGTTCATAGATTGGCTAAAATCTGTTCAGATGATAGAAATGATTAATGAGAAGCGGCTAAAGAATGCCACGACTGAGGGCGCGCTCGTGAGCCGAGATCTTGTACGTGTGGGTATCATAGAGCCGATAGACGCTTGTCACATAAAGCTACTGACCGACGGGGCGAAGACGATCGCACGTAGAGCTACCGCCATGCATTCCGCAGAGCGTCCGCTTGATGAGATAGAGAAATTTGTAGCGGATCAGCTAACGAGCTTTATACGCCCCGTTAAAGCTAAAGTGGCGAGGGCTTTTAAACGTGCTTAAAATAAATGAGATAGGTTCTGACTGGATAGTATCGGAAGTCGAAGGGCTAACGGATCACGTAAAGCATATATCCCCCAGCGTATACAACGAGGAAAACCGGTATCTTCCCGAATCTGTGACCTCAATACCGGGGTTTATACGATACGCGGTTAACCCGTTCATGCGTGAAATCGTGGATTGTTTTGATATAGATAGCCCCGTACGTGAAGTAAATTTGAAGAAAGGTGTACAAATTACGTACTCTACCGTTCTGGAATCCGGAGCCCTATATTTCATGGGCCATGTCAAGACGCTACCCATAATGTACTTGACAGCGGATAAAGAACTTGCTAGTGCTCGTATAGAAAATAATTTCCTACCTATGCTTAATCACTCTGACCTAGGGCACATAATTCGATCAAGCGATGAGGGCAACAGCCGCAAGACGGGTAAAACTGCGAATCATATACAATTCGAGGGCGGCGGCTATCTCGTACCCTTTGGAGCTAAGAACGCGGATAAAATGAGATCGTATTCTATTTGTGTGATGTTGAAAGATGAAATTGACGCATGGCCGGATACTGTAGGGAAAGATGGAGACCCAGACAGGCTTAGCGACGGGCGTTGCAAGGGGTACTGGGAGCGGCGGAAGATTTTCAGGGGTTCGACGCCGCTTATAAAAGGATCGTCTAAGATTGAAAAGGCGTATCTTCGAGGGGACCAGCGCAAGTACAACGTGCTATGCCTGAAATGTAAACACCCTCAAGTACTGCGGTGGAGTACGGTGGACAAAGAAACCGGAATCGTGGGGGGTTTCACGTGGGAACTTGACGACGGGGTTTTGATACTAGAGTCCGTGCGATACTTATGCCAGAAGTGCGGCCACGCTCACAAGGAACACGACAAGGAAAGGCTATTCTCCGAAGACCACGGCGCTAAATGGGTGCCAACAGCTAGACCGGCAGAGCCGGGGATTAGATCGTACCACCTCCCCGCGTTATACTCGCCTATTGGTATGGCGCCTTGGTACTCTCTTGTTTCTGACTATTTGGACGCATACGACGACGTTGAGAAGAAAGTAAAAGATGTGGGTTTATACCAGGTGTTCTACAATAACGTCCTAGCGGAGCCCTTCGAGATAATGGGTTCCAAGATTAGATTCACTAGCGTGTCCGCTCACCGACGCGCGGCGTATCGTTTAGGGACGGTGCCGAATGTGTACGCAGAGCAACATTCAGGATCTAAGATATTATTTTTAACGTGTACGGTCGATGTTCACAAGAATAACCTAGCGGTTTCGGTGATCGGATGGTGCCGCGACGCCAGGCAATACATAGTTGATTACTGGAGATTTGAGGTAGAAGGTAAAGAAGACGACTGCGGGGAATTAACTAGCCCCGTGTGGGGTCGCTTGCGAGAACTAATCGAGGAGAAAGAGTATATTGCCGACGACGGGGCGAAGTACAAGATACTAGTGACCCTTGTGGATGCAGGTTATGCAAACGATACTGTGACTACTTTTTGCTCAGATTACGCGGGGGGTGTTTACCCGATACTCGGGAGAGACAGACCCTCTAAAAACCAAAGTATTAGAGAGTTTGCCGAATTCACAACCCAGGCCGGAACGGTAGGGTATAGGATACTTGTGGATCATTACAAAGACCGACTAGCTCCCGTACTTCGCAGGGAGTGGGAAGAAGGGTACGGGAACCAGAACCGATACCACTTTAACGCCCCTGTGGATATATCAGACAAGCAGTTGAAAGAACTAACGGTCGAGACTCGCCGCGAGCGGAAGGATGAGAAGGGAATAGTGTCGTATTTTTGGCACCGCCCAGGCAATGCTAAAAACGAACTGTGGGATTTATTGGTGTACGGTCATGCCGCGGTAGAGATACTAGCTTGGTCGATATGTATACAGCACTTCGAGCTTGATAATGTAGACTGGCCGACGTTCTGGGACTATTCAGAGTCACCGGATAACAGGACCACTTTCGGTAGATCGTGATTTATATGGCTAAATAGCACAAACTTTACTATACTTCTATGATGTACATAATGTAATAGGCGCGGGCATGTAATGAATAGAACTTTTATACAGGGCCGAATAGATGCCACAAAGTTACAGATTATAGCATATGAAGACGCCGCTTTAGCTCTAGCAGGTGGGGTTCAGTCGTACACTTTAGACACTGGACAGAGTCGTCAGACCGTCACAAAATTAGATTTAATCGACATTCAAACCACGATAGAATCGTTATACAACCGATGCGCTACGCTTGAGGCTAGGCTCAACGGGAGCGGCGTATTAATAGCGAGGCCCGCATGGTGAATAATAAACCGCGTTATAAGGTATTAAGCGACGGATCGTATGAGTTCGTATCAGGGAGACTACCTGTTTTAGTGGATGACCTAAAACCCGCCGCGTATGCGGGGCAAACCTACTCGTCTCCCTGGGAAAATTCGATATTCGACGGTGGTAAGTTCGCAGGCGGCTTTGGTGAGACCCAAATTCAAGACGTGGACTATTGGACGCTTAGAGCTAGGTCCGCGCAGCTGTTTAACGAAAATATGTACGCTAGGGGTATTATTCGACGCTTAGTAACCAACGAGATAAACACGGGGTTAACCCCGGAAGCTTGTCCCGACGAGGATATTATAGGCGTTGCAGAAGATAGCCTGAACGAATGGACAGAGGCCGTAGAAAACCGCTTCGGTATCTGGGGTAAACAGCCAAACTTGTGCGACTGGAAAAAGCGGTCAACGTTCGGGGCTATACAGCGAGACGCCAGAGCCGAAGCGCTCATATGCGGTGACGTACTTGTGGTCATAAGGCAGTCCCAACAGACGGGCCTACCTATGGTGCAGCTTGTGAGCGGTAGCAAGGTTCGTACTCCTATCGGTGACAACGGTTCGTTACGTAAAGGTCATAAAATACGCCACGGCGTAGAGATGGACGCGCTTGGCCGCGTGGTCGCGCATTGGGTAAACCAAGACGCAGGGGGGAGCAAAAGGCTACCCGCGAACGGCGGAAAGTCAGGGCGTAAGATATCGTGGCTAGTGTATGGAACCGATAAGCGGCTTGACGACATACGTGGCCAGCCGTTGCTATCTATAGTACTCCAGTCTCTAAAAGAGATCGACAGATACCGGGATGCTACGACGCGCAAAGCGGTCATCAATTCCATAATGGCTATGTTCATTAAGAAGAGTGAGGACAAGATGGGCACGCTACCTGTCACAGGCGGCGCGGTGCGAAGGGATCAAGCGGTTGTTACTGAGAACGACGGCACGACTCGGACATTCAACGCCGCGTCACATATCCCCGGTGTGATCATGGAAGAGTTGCAGACAGGTGAGGAACCGGTACTACTCGGCGGCCAAGGTACAGATGTAAACTTCGGGACGTTCGAAGAGGCTATAATTCAAGGTGTTGCGTGGACTCTAGAGATACCACCGGAAGTTTTACGACTATCATTTTCTAATAACTACAGTGCTAGCCAAGCGGCTATCAATGAATTCAAGATCGCTATAAATCGTACTTGGGGTGACTTCGGCGAAACGTTCTGTACCCCTATATACGTGGATTGGCTGATAAGCGAAACGCTTCTGCAAAAAATCGCGGCTCCGGGACTCTTACAGGCTTGGCGCACTCCAAATGAATACGATATATTTGGTGCGTGGACAGCGACCGACTGGTACGGCTCTATTAAGCCCTCGACGGATATGCTTAAACAAGCGAAAGGCTCTAAGATATTAACTGAGGAAGGATGGTCTACTAACGCCAGGGAAGCGCGTATAACAACCGGCACTAAATTCAGTAAGAATATCAAGAAACTCAAACGAGAGAATGAGCTAAAAGTTGAAGCTGCTAGACCTATTGCGGAGTTCAAGAAAGAATTTGGTGAAGAAGCAGCGGAAGAGGCTATAAACGCCGCAGCAATAACGGAAGAGATTGAAGCACTATTAGAAGACTTCGGCGAGGATGTGAACGCCACGGACAGAATAGAAGATATTGAAGCTATGTTAGACGAATGTATAAATGAGGGATCACTCGATGTTAGTTAAGTTAGCAAAAGCGATAGGTGTAGTACGACAAGAGCAAGCGGTACTAAGAGGGCAGTTTGAAGCATTAGGAACGGCCCGCGCCGGTAAGGACGGGGTAAGCCCGGATTTACATATGGTAGCGGCCGAAGCGGCGAAGCTGATCCCGGTACCACAGCCCCCGTCTATTATGGAGGTTGCTATGGCGGCCGCGAGACTTGTCCCCGAGGCGGAACGAGGACGCGACGCAGTAGCCCCGTCTATCCGTGACGTTGCGGACCTAATAGCGCGCGACATGGAAAAGCCAAAGGACGGCGTAAGCCCTGACGTGAAAAAAGTCGCGGCGGAAGCGGCGAAGCTAATCCCAGCACCTAAAGACCCCGATATTAACGCTATAGTAGCGAAGGCCGTAAAGCTAATCCCCGAATCTAAACGTGGTGAGCGTGGTAAAGACGGACCTAGAGGTAAGGAAGGCCCACGTGGTGAGCGTGGTAAAGACGGAGACCGCGTAACGGACCTAGAGCTTAAAGGAAATGAGCTATTCGTTTCTATAAACGGCACGCGCACCCTAATTGGAAAGATTAAGATCCCGACGACGATGGCCCCTTTTAGGCCCGGTAATGAAGGAGGAGGAAGTAGCGGGATAACCGTAGACACCGGCGCGTCTGAGATATTGCAGGACCAGACGGCGGGGTTTAAGGTAACACCGTCCAATATGGGTAAAACTCAGATTATGAGGATCTCAGCGCCGACGATTATAACTATCGACGATGCAACAGCCGTAGGATTGAAGGCCGGATCAAAATTAAAAGTTAATTGGGAGAGTGACACCGGATCAAATAGAATGATTTTCCGATTCTCCGGATTGCAAAATTCATCATCTGCGGTAGGTTACGAAATTGAATCTGTAGGTAAAAGCGCAGAACTAACATATTTAGGTACTGATAGTTGGTTCCTTGACGGAGTATTAGAAGCTAATAAAAACTATGAATTCACGGCGGTAACAACTGCACCAGGGGAAACCTTCACTATACCCGCCATCATAACGGGCGATTATGACTGCGTTGTTGATTGGGGTGATGGTAGCACTAGCACTATAACAACGTATAACGACCCTGAGTGGACGCACATCTACGCAGTCGCTGGAAATCAGGAAATAAAAGTTTCGGGTGTTTTCACGGCTCTTAAGTACACATTTTTTGGCGATGCTTCGAAGATTTTTGATGTCTCTAACTGGGGAAATAATGTCTGGGCTGAGGATCAAACAGGATCGTACTCTTTCTGCTCTAACTTGACGATAACAGCCACGGATGTTCCAAACTTCTCAAAAGTTACAAGTCTTGCTGTAATGTTTAGCAACTCAGCGCTTGTTAACCCCGACACTACATTTTGGGATGTCTCGAAAGTTACATCGTTCAGCTCCCTATTTGGCAATGCTGTATCAGCGAACCCTGATGTTTCACTATGGGATATGTCAAGCGCCATCCGGATATCATCTATGTTTAGCGGTGCTTTGATAGCAAACCCAGACGTTTCACTATGGAACGTATCGAATGTGGCCGTATTTGACGGCGTATTTGCTTCAACGGCTATCGCGAACCCTGACGTTTCCTTGTGGAATGTGTCGAACGGAACTAGTTTTATAAGCGCGTTCCTAGGAGCTTTAGCGGCAAACCCAGATGTTTCAAACTGGGATATGTCTAACGCTACGACTATACAGGATATGTTCGCAGGCACGGCTATCGCAAACCCTGATGTTTCCTTGTGGAATGTGTCAAATGTAACCACTTTCCAAGGCGTATTTAATAATGCATTGAGCGCAAACCCTGATGTTTCCTTGTGGAATGTTACAGTGGCAAACACTTTAAGGGCTATGTTTAAAGGCGCAATAATGGCAAACCCTAACGTTTCGCTGTGGGATGTGTCGAACATTACCAATATGGTTGATATGATGGAAAACTCAGCATTCAATCAAACTAACTATGATCTAGCTCTTGTTGCTTGGATTACTCTAACGTTACAAAATGGAGTGTCATTTGATGCGGGAAATGCACAGTTTGGCGCAGGTGCCCCCGCAACGGCAAAAGCGGATATCGTAGCTATATACTCATGGGGTATTCAAGATGGGGGTCCGGCGTAGTGCAGGATATAAAGGACCTCATAGAAGCGGCGGCTCGTCTAGCACCTAGGGGCAAGCGTGGCGCGGATGGACGATCCCCCACAGTTCGGGACGTCGCCGATGTGGTCTTGGCTAACATGGAAAGGCCAAAAGATGGTATAAGCCCTGACATTAACGCGGTGGCCGTTGAAGCCGCTAAGCTCATACCGAAGCCGAAAGATGGCGTTGGTCCAACAGCGGAGGCGGTGGCAAGTAAGCTGCCTGTACCTAAGCGCGGAGAGCGCGGCCCTAAAGGAAAGGACGGCGCGGCAGGATTAGACGGAAAGAGCATAACGGACGTATTTATAAAAGACAATGAGCTATTTGTTTCCCTGAACGGCAAGAAAAAACTAGTTGGAAAGCTTAAACTACCGGCGCCGATCGCATTAGGGGGTGGTTCAGTTGGCTACGCTCATACTTCTAGCTTGCAGAGTGTTACAGACAAGGGTAATGAAACAACTAATGACATTATCCTTTCGAGTGCCGACGGTAGCGTATTAGGGCGACTCGGGTCTAACGACACGACCGGCGTATTCATATCGTCACAGGGAGAAACCCTACAAGACAAAGCTCCGTTAACTCTAGAGGGGTCTACGGCGGTCATAGACTCAGAGCAACTAAACGTGGCTTTCAATGGCGCTACAAATGGCGAGTTTATGCGGCTTACGGCTACCACCGATATAAACGGTAAACAAGTATTTTCAGTCGGCACAACGCCGCTAGATACTACGGAGTACACCGAGGCGGAAGCGTTTAGCGGAGCGGACACGGTATTAACGGCCACACATCAAGTTATAATTTCAAAACTGGCTGTTGATCAATACCGAAGCGTTACCGCTCAGGTTCTTACATCCTTTCGTTTATTTAATACCAGCGTGACCCAAGCCGCTACGGTGGAGTACTACGTAACAGTTAATGGCGCGGTACCTTCACCGAGCGACCTACGGGCCGTTACAGTTACTTCTAAATCGGGGGTCACGGTCGTTAATTTCGACACGACAGTGCAAAATACTATCGAACCCACGGACGACGTACAAGTGTTCGCTAAGCAGTTAACAGGGGAAGCGGCGGCAGTAAGTGTTACATCGAGCACGGACACCACGACTTTAACTTTAATTCAAAACGCGACCCTGAAAAACTCTATACAATCGACCCAGACCATTAGCGCGAGCACAGTTCTTTCGGACCGAAAGTATTATGATGTGGTAACTCCGGGCATGTACTCCGTGCCGGAGGCTTCAAGCATATTTGATATTAACAACCCGTTTTTAATGTCGATATCGAACGGAACTTCGGAGGAGGTATCCGTAGGAATGTTCGCAGGGGACGTTATTAAGACCACGAGCGGAAACCTAGCGGCTTTAGCTATACCCGCAGGCGGCGCGGCCACGATATTAGCGCAAGGGCCTGGCTTTTGGGACATAATTTCGAGTTACATAGATACGCCGGCTACAGTCGCGAATGAGCTACCATTTGTGGAAACAAACGCAGACTACGATTCGGCCCCTGAAACGGCTTTGACATCGGTATTTTCTGTAGGGTATACAAAGGCGGTACTGGAGGTAGGGTTCGAGCCTATGTCCGACGCCCGGAACCGGTCGGTAGTGGTCGGGGTGTTCATGGACGGAAACCTGATGGACACGGAGTTCTCTATGGAGCCGAAAGACGTAAATAATAACGGATACCCATTTAAAAAATTATCTCTAGATTTAGCGCCCGGACCACATACACTGGAAGTCAAGTACGGACGGCGTGGTGGTGGCGGCGGGTCTTTCGTTAGAATAAAAAACATACGAACTTTTATAGGACCTTTATAATGCCAACATTTACTTACCCCTCATCGGCCGTTAGTAGCTCTCAAGTTTTATACGAGGCTTTAGTAGTTAGGGGCGTTACGGACGCGGTAATATCACGCAATGGTCAGCTAACTATACGGACTAGTATAGGGGATGAAGCAACGTGTGACCTAGCGGTCGAAGACGCTGCACCGGGGTCGTTAGATACTGCAAAATCGGTAAAGACCTCAGATATCCACGAGCATTCCACCGCTCTGATTGACGAGGGCGTAGAAGCCTGGGGAACGGGGCAATGTGTCGGTACTACTCGGAGTGAGGCGGGAACGTATTACAACGAGTACTTATACCTAAGTACGTTAGGAACTCTAGATACTCTGCTAGCGCGTTTTACTTTGATATCTATTACGGACGTCATAGTCTCTACGT